ACCTTGCCCTGGTGGAGCGTGGCAAGATGGCCGAGGATGCAGATCTGTTCCTTTCGGAACACTCCAACGCCGCCAGCCGGGAAGACGCCAACGATGTGGTAGCCTTCCACCAGGTGGACGACAACTGCGGCCAGATGGACGAGCAGAGCAAGGAGATCGCCGAGCTGCTTGCGGCTTCCGTGGCCAAGGTCATGGGCGTTGGGTATGAGTGCCGGGCGGTGAAGTCCAGCTCTGACCGGGACGGCAACGGCTACAAGGACGACTACTACGGCGTTCTCCGGGGTGCCCACTCCGTACATACGCCCAGTGTCATTCTGGAACACGGCTTCCACACCAACCCCGAGCAGGCCCGCTGGCTGCTTGACGAGGGCAATCTGCAGAAACTTGCAGAAGCTGAAGCGGAGGCCATCTGTCAGTATTTCGACTGGCATCAGGAAGAGCCGGAACACTGGTACCGCATCCGCCAGAGTTGGGACAAGCCCGAGACCCAGGTAGGTGCCTACAAAGACCCGGAGGCAGCAAAGGCCGCCTGCCCCGTGGGGTACAGCGTGTACAACTGGCACGGCAACTGCGTTTACTACAACGGTGGCGGCGAGTTTGTAACCGATAACCGGGAGATCTTCATAGAGAAGGTACAGGATTTCTGCGGTGCTACGGTAGACGGCATTGCCGGTCCGGAAACCCTCTCCAAGACCGTCACCATCTCCGCTACCTTCAACCGCAAGCACCTTGTGGTGGTAGCTGTTCAGGAGTATCTGTACAATCTGGGCTATGAGGAAGTAGGTTCTGCCGACGGTATTGCCGGCCCCAAGTTTACCGCCGCTCTGGCACACTTCCAGCAGGACAACGGCTGCACTCCCACCGGCATTGCCGAGGAATGGGGCAAGACCTGGCAGAAGCTGCTGGGCCTGGCGTAAGGAGGCCGATGATGGAAATCCTATTGGCCATTATTGGTGGCGGTGCCGGTGCTGCCCTGGTTGCCGGCGTATTCAGCCTGCTGCAATGGCGGCTTAACCGCAAGGCCCAACAAGAGGACAACGCCGCAAACCGAAAGGTGGCGGACTGTGCCGCCCGGGGTGCGGAGATCCAGGAGCTGACCCGGATGGTAGGCGTGCTGTGTGATGCTGATCGGACGATCCTTTATGACAGAATCAAGCATCTGGCCAAGTCCTACATTGCAAGGGGCTACATAACCGTTGAGGAGCAGGAGGATCTGAACCTCATGCACTCGGTCTACCATGACAAGGACAAACTGGACGGCAACGGCTTCCTGGACAACCTCATGCATACCGTCAATTATCAGCTCGAAGTAAGAGCAAAATAAGGAGGACAAACAATGGACTACACGACTTTTATTAACGCAATTTTCCACTACGGCAGCATCCTGCTGGCAGTCATGGCGGTGCTGGTGTTCGCTACCACCATCATTGTGGAGGTGATCAAGGGGCTGTTCCCCAAAGTACCCACCAACTTCGTGGCGGTGATCGTGGCACTGATCGTCACGGTGCTGACCGCTGTGATCCTGTGTGCCGTGCTGGAAATCACCGTCATGTGGTACTACGCCGTCGGTGCGGTGGTACTGGGTATTTTCGTAGCTTACGCTGCCATGTTCGGCTTTGATAAGTTCAAGGCCGCCTGGGACAAGCTGCAGGCACTGAAGAAGTAAATTATGCAATGACAGGGCCGGCCGGTTCGGCCTGCCCTGTCCGACTATAAAGGAGGTGACACCATGCCGCAGAAGTGGCAGCAGGTAGACACGGATTTTCCTACGTTTACAGGAAATGAATCTGTAAGTGAGAAGGTAGATCAGATCATCAATTACCTGCGAATCCTGGTCGAAGAGCTGCAGTATCAGCTGCAGAATCTAGACGCAAGCAACTGGAACGCCAATGCCTGGAGTGACCTGACAGCCAGCACAGAAGCCGCTGTTACGGAAAAGGTGCGAGCCTTGGAGAATTCCATTACCGCACTGAAAATCCAGATCAACGCCCTTGCAGGCCGCGTCAATCAGGAAGAACGCAGAGTAACCGAGGCAGAGAACGCCATCAGCGGATTGGAGCAGCGTGCTGATGAGCAGGCCGAACAGACAGATCTGCTATTGGAGCAGCTGGGCAATGCACAAGCGGATATCGATGACCTTCAGCAGCGACTTGACGAGGAAGGTGGCATCGAAGATCAGTTATCAGAGCTTAATAGCACTGCCCAAACCGCAAAAGATCTGCAAGAGCAGCTGAACGGTGACGGCGGCGTAATGGAAAGGCTTGATGCCGTCGAGGATGCAGCCGACGTGATCAGCCGGGATGCGGAGGGTAATCCGGTTATCGGCTTGAAAGAAGGTGTGCTGAACCTGGTGGGCAAGATCTACATCAACGGCATTTTGTTCGAGGGAGGCGTAAGCGATGAAACTACCGAATCTTAAATATACCGACCGAATCTCCAAAACCAAGCAAATCAAATTCGGCGGACTGAATCACACCCTGGGTGCAAAGGATGGCGAGCTGTGGGACATGCGGAATCTGACAGCAGATCACGCCCCGCTTTTGGCCACCCGTGAAAAGCGGCACCTGTGGCGGAAACTGGAAGAACCCGGCGGTATCTTCAGCTGGGATGGAATGTACTGGGTGGATGGCACCGGCTTTTATTACAACGGCGATCGCAAGGGCACTGTCACCGCAGGCAAGAAACAGTTTGCATCCATGGGTGCCTACATCGTGATTCTGCCGGACAAGTGCTGCTACAACCGGGTGACCGATGAATTTCAGGCCATGGAAGCCAAGTGGAGCGGCGACCGCCTGGTATTTACCGGTGGTGAGCTTTTCGAAAAAGGCATGGCGGCCAATGCCATCCGCTGCGAAGGTGTTGCCTGGGATGATTACTTCCGCCCCGGCGACGCGGTGACCATCAGCGGATGCACCGTGCATTTGGAAAACAACCGGACACCGGTAATTCAGGAGATCAGCGGTGATACGCTGTTGTTCTCGGAGCACTGCTTCACTATGGATGAGGGCGTGGATACATACATCGAAGCAGGTGAAATGAGCATTGAGCGGCGGGTTCCGGATCTGCTGTATATATGTGAAAACGAGAACCGGCTTTGGGGCTGCACCGAAACAGAGATCTGTGCCAGCAAGCTTGGCGATGTGTTCAACTGGAATGTATTTGAGGATCTTGCCAACGGTTCCTGGAGTGTAGCACCCGCGGAGGCCGGCAGCTTTACCGGATGCATTGCCTACAAGGGCTTCCCTACCTTCTTCAAGGAAAACCGGATATACAAGGTATACGGCAGCATTCCCAGCAATTTCTCAGTGGTCAGCAGTGCGACTCTGGGTTTGGCTCCGGGTAGCAGCGACAGCCTGGCTATCGCCGGTGAAACGCTGTTCTTCCTGAGCAGCAGCGGATTCATGGCATACTCCGGCGGTATTCCCCAGCCCATCGGCGATGCCTTCGGCCAGGAGCATATGCGCAGTGCGGTGGCGGGGTCTGATGGCCTGCGGTATTTCGTCAGCATAGTGCGGCACGATGGCAGCACCGGCCTGTATGTGTATGATACGCAGCGTGGCATGTGGCATCTGGAGGATGAGGTCCGGGTGACACATTTTGCTAAGGAAGACGGCTGTCTGTATTTTCTGACCGAAGAGGGCGAGATCTGGATCACAGGCAATACCGGATCCCATCCGGAGGATTGCCAGAAGGAAGCGGATTTTGAATGGATCGCCGAATTTTCGGATTTCACCCAGGAAGATCCCAACAAAAAGGGGTTAAGCAAGCTGCAGCTACGGCTGGAACTGGACAAGGGAGCCAGTATGCAGGTATGGCTGCAATTCGACAGCGACGGCCTTTGGCTCCCTGCCGGCAAGGTGATCAGTGAGGGCGTAAAACGCAGCTATTACCTGCCGATCGTGCCCCGGCGGGCTGATCATTACCGGCTGAAGCTGACCGGCACCGGCGGCTGCCGGATCTACTCTTTGGTCCACGAGATCTACTCTGGATCGGAATTAAAAAGTAAATCAGGGAGGAATTAACCCATGGCTTATACATATGACGATTTCGTAACAGCCGCCGATAAGGCAGGGCTGATGAAGCGGTTTTCACAAACAGATCTCGCCACCGCACAGAAAAACCCGGAGTACGGCTTTTCTATGCTGAGCCTGATCCAGGACGGCGATAAGGCTACGACACCTGAACAGCGACTGCTGACCACGGAGGCCGTGAATCAGCTGCGGAAGAACTACGGTATCTCCGAAACCGAAAGCGACAGTTTTGCTTCCGGTGAAGGCAGCAGTACTCAGGACACCATGAACAAAATCGAAAACTACGGACCGTTCACCTATGATCCCGAACAGGATGCATCCTACGTAAATTACCGGGCTGCGGCACTGCGTGAGAGCAAGCGGGCAACCGAGGATACCTTGGCAAGAGCATCCGCTGCTACGGGCGGTGTCGCCTCCACAGCAGCCATTGTGGCGGCACAGCAGGCGGCAGACTATTACAATTCCCAGATTGCAGATGCAGGTGCAGCCTTTGAGAAGACCGCCTACCAGCGGTATCTGGACGGCCTTGGTATACTGAAAGATCAGTTTTCTTTGCAGCAGGACCAGGAATTGATGACGCGACAGAACACCGAAGCTCTTCGCAAGCAGGCAGAGCTGATGGCTATGGCCGGCGACTTTTCCGGTTATAAGGCCTTGGGAATGTCCGATGACTGGATCGCAAAGATGCAGAGTGCGTACCTGGCAGAGCAGTACAGAACAAGCCTGATACCGGACGGTTATACGCCGACCAACATCACCGGCGACGGCTATGTAGTCATCGGCAATAGCAAGATCCCGTGGGACGATCTGCAGGCGGCTCTTATCGATAGGCAGATCGTCATGAACTATGACCATGTGAACAAAACTGTTACCTATGAGTATGCACATCCAGGATTGACCGGAGATGG